AACGAAGAAGGTAACAGCCTCTATGCTCCTAACGTAATTAACGGTCATTCTGAATACATTTATGTTTCTCGTGCTTCTACCAATGACGCAGTTGACCGCGTAGGTAACTATGCTCAGCCAGTTCAGACCTTCGCAATCTACGGATTGACTGGCGGTAAGAACTCCACTAAGGATAATGTTTCTGAAAAGACTGCAGCACTTAACCTTTACAAGGACCGTGTTCGTTCTCCGTTCGATATCTTGTTCAACGTAGAAGCTATCGATACCTTCAACGGTCGTCAGAGATATAATGCTCACCAGAGAAAGATTGCTGAACTTGCTGGTAATCGTAAGCAGGATATCGGTGTTGTTCAGGTAACTTCTAAGTCTTGTAAGACCGGTAAGCAGATGGTATCTGAATCTAAGATGTTCACCTTCAACAATGCTTCTTATGTCGCTGAATACGGTGGTTATGATAAGTATTACAATGGCGACGTTGCTTCTTGGATTTACTTGCCGAAGTCAGTTGCTGGCGCTTGCGCTATGGCACACTGTGATACCTTCGTTTATCCTTGGATGGCACCTGCTGGCGTTGCTAACGGTACAATCCCGTATGCTAACGGTCAGTTGCTTCGTTTGACAGACGATGAAATCGGTGATCTTTATGACAATAACGTTAATACAACCCGTGACTGCGGTAACTATGGCGTTGTTCTTTGGGGTCAGAAAACTGCTCTCAAGAAGAATAGCCTCTTGAACCGTATCAATGTCCGTCGTTGTATGAACTACATCGAAAAGATTCTCGAACACATGATGACTCCGTACCTGTTCCAGCAGAACAATGTTAACACCAGAAGCTCTGCTAGAAACGATATCGATGCATTCTTACAGAGAGTTAAGGCTGCAGGTGGTATCGATAGATACGACGTCAGTGTTACAATCGATTCTGAAGATCCGACAATCATGAACGTCAATATCATTGTCTACCCGACAAGCGCTATTGAATTCATCGATATCAAGATTTACATCAATCGTACAAAGGGTGTGTCTATGGACGAAACCACTGGTCGTGGTTAATCCTAGATAAAGATTTAAAAAGGGTTGGCTGTTAAGCCACCCTTTTTATTTTATAAATAATTAGAGGTTTTATGATAGATTATAGCATAAAAGAAGAGTATCTTTGTAACGGTTGGATATTTAAGGGAACTATAAAATTTAAGACTCAGATTCCTACGAGTATTATTCATACTGATGACTTTGCAATAAGAGTCATCAATCCCGTTTCTTTTTATTCAAAGACAATAATGAATATTCCAAGTTCAGATAATTCAGATGTTGAAATATCTGTTAATGATGCTATGCTTAAAGACCTTGGATTTGATGCGTCACCAGAAGAAGCGGAGAAAAAAATCGCAGCTAATTTAATTAAAAATGGTGGATTGGCTTATTTTATTGATTCGACAACGATAATTATATATTTGCTTCCATCATATGTCTTCAGTAGCGATACAGCGGAAGAGACTGAAAGTGATGGCTATGATATGGCGCAGATAACAGTTACATTTAGATTGAATGATGTATTGGAATCTATAAAGTTAGATTGCGGCATTTTACCATCAATTAGACGTAGTAAAAATTTTACAGTTTATAAAAAGCAGAGTGGTTCTGATGATCCTGTTTTTCCAGATGATGAAGCAAGAGTTATAAATCCTGAAGATAAAGATATAAATTGTTCCGGCTATGATTTTAATAAGCATTTTAAATATGAGCATATTAATGACTATGCAATATCTCAAAGTGCAAATTTCAATTATAATGAAACAGTTGACGGATTATATCTTGGTGATTGGGTAAATCCAGATTCTACACCGATATATGAAGCTTCCGCCGTAGTATTCATGCCAATTAATGAATATACGCTTGAATTAAGTTCATATTTGTATGATCCGTATAGAGATTATAAATTATCTGCAAATTGTACATTATCAGACTGGACACAATCAACAGAAGAAATGTTTGAATTGATACCAAATGAAACACAGATAGATCAATATGCTGATTTATTTAGTCAAATAAGTGGCGGATATTCAGCAAGATATAGAACGGCAACAGCAACACAAGTAATTTGCCCAGACCCGAAGGAATCAATACGGTATCAGTTAAGACTTGAATGTATAGTAAGTAATCCTGATGAAGGTGAAGATGAATAATAAAAACCGAGATTTTTAATCTCGGTTTTATTTTTAACAAGGAGCCAAAGTGTTAAATTCCACGAATCGGTGTTTCTCCGGTATCACAGCAGCAACATTGTCCGTCTTTACATTTGTGACTGAAGATTTTTGTATCAGCGTCAACTTTTTGCGGTGCAAGTAGCTTATGAGTATGACCGTCACCTGCTGGAACGACTACGCCATTATTAATAAAGTGGATATGTCCACCGACAGTAGTAATAGGAGTTTCAGCATTTAAGTTAGACGGTTCGTTGATAGAATCACTTGTTCTACCGTAACCAGTTTCATCGTAAATCCAATATTCATGATGGTGCGGTCCCATTACAGGAGAACCAGAAAATACATCAGTCAAACCGATTTGAGAAGTATTTTCATTCATGGACTGCTGGATTTCTTCTTCTATATATTTTGAAAAACTTGCCATTATAAATCCTCTTATATCTTATTTATATATTTATGGAAAAATTTTGAATATTTTAGCTATAAATAATAGAGAGGAATTAGCATGAATGAATCATTTTTCAAGAAAGCATATTTAAAATACAAGGAAAAAGTTGCCAAGTATCTTAAAGACCGAGGCATCGATATTGAACAGATAAGGCATACTTTTGAATCATATGTAAGAGATTTTTATCTTGACAAGTTTGATGCTGATGATTGTGCTGATGTAATATATTCTAATGTCTATCGTCGTATTAAAGGAGATAAGGTAATGACCGTAGAACAAGCAAAAAGAATTGCTGAAAAATATGGATTTAATGTAAAGCCTATAAATGAAGGCTATGGTGATGCTGAAGGCACAGATTTGTCAAAGTAATTGAAGACTTTATTACTGGAAATACAGCAACTGGTATTAGTAAGGCAGAAACTATTTTTAGGACAACAAAGAGTATCGAAACTGTAAAAGCGGAATTTCTTGATTCAATCAAGCCTTTGGTAGGTCATGGTATTTCTGAAAAGAAATATAATGAAATTGTAACGATATTAAAGAAACAAAAGACATTTATGAATGTTCTTATCTATATAACAGGCCTTATGCAGTCTGCACAGGGAAATGGCCTTAATGCAGGATTAAGAAAGGCAAAATAAGATAAGGTATATTAAACTATATGATTTAAAAGCAGTCATACGGACTGCTTTTTATTTTATGATGGCAAAAATTCTGAGAATTAATATATAAATAAAATATAAAATATTGTATGTATAAGACAAATTTTGGAGGAATACATGGATAAAATCCTAGAAACACTTTCCCAGAAATTCTCAGTTGAGGAATTGAATGAAATTAAAAAGACATTCGAAGCCATTGTTGACGAGAAGGTCCAGGAAAAAGTAAACGAAGAAGCCAAGGTTGTCGCCAAGAAAGCTGATGAATATTGTCAGAAGAAAATCAATGAATCAGTCAAAGCTAAGACTGCTGAAATTGAAAAAGTAGCTGGTAGTTACTGCGAAGAAAAGTGTAAGGCTATTACCGAAGAAGCTGAAAAGCAGGTAGCAGCATACAAGAAGAAACTCGAAGAAGCTGCACAGAACTACGTCTGCGAATATTTTGACACTGAATTCAAGAAGAAGTACGGCGAAGAACTCGAAGCTATCGAAGAAAAAGTTATTACCGGTTTGGATAAGTATCTTGAATTTAACATTAATGAAAAGATTAGTCCGGCCCTTATTAAGAAGACTGCATTGTCTGAAACTTATGCTCCGATCGTTGAAGGCATCAAGCATCTCTTCGAAGATGAATTTGTACCTCTCAATACAAGCGGTGGCAAGAAGATTCGTCAGCTCAAGCAGGAAAATGCTGAAATTAGACAGTCCCTTAAGAAGCAGCTTGATGAAAACTTACGTTTGCAAGACTTGACCGAAACCATGGGCAAGAAGACTTTGATCTCTGAAAAGATTTCTACCCTTGATCCGGAACAGCGTGTAAAGGTTAAGAAATTCTTCAAGGACAAGAGCTTGAATGAAACCAAGAAAGACATCGACGCTTACATCGACATGATTCAGGAACAGGCAAATGTTTATGAAAGCATGAAGTATGAAAGATCTCGTCTCTTCGAAAATCATGACCGTCCAGTTCGTAAGACTGCGTTCATCGAAGACCGCACAAAGAATGTTCTTTCCGACAAATTTAAACCGTCCCGTCGTGAAATGACACCTGCTGAACGAATGATGCAGGGCTCCGCAAGTCTCATTGATGAGGACTAAGCAAAAAATCTGAATTTTGCAACATAAATAAAATATAGAAATTGTTCAAACAGTTTATAAACAATTTATAGGAGAAAAACTCAAATGAAAATTACAAAGACACAAGCTGGTATGATGGACCGCTGGCAGAAAGCTCCGGGCGGACTCTCAATCACTGGCATTAAGGATAATCTCGTCCGTTATAATACTGCTCGTCTTTTGGAAAACCAGCAAACCAAGAACCTCGGTTCTGAATTGCTTACCGAAGACTTTACTCAGGGTGTAGGTGCACCGCTCGGTCTCGACCAGGGTATTCCTCATGGTGGCGACGCTAAGGGTGTCTTCGCTCCGATTTCCCTCGCACTCGTTCGTCGTGTGTTCCCACAGCTTTTCGCTAACGTCCTCGTTGGTGTTCAGCCGTTGACTGGTCCTGTCGGTCTTGCTTTCGCACTCCGTTACATCTATAAGACCAATAACCCGAACGAACTCGTTGAAGCTGCATGGAAGGCTGTTCCTCGCTTCTCTGGCTATACCGGTTCTACCGCTAACACTGACGGTGAATGGGATGCTGGTACTGGCGTTGATACTCAGTCTGCTGAAGGCTGGAAGATTACTGGTCCTACTTTCGGTTCTGACGATCCGTCTGTAAGCCGTAAGATGCCGGAAATTGGTCTTATGCTCTCCAGACAGAGCATCGTTGCTAAGACTCGTAAGCTCGCTGCTTCCTTCTCTCTCGAATCCGCTGCCGACATCAAGGCTATGCAGGGTATCGAAATGATGAACGAAATGATCAACGTTCTCCAGGCAGAAATGACTGCTGAAATGGACCGTGAAACTATCGGCCGTTGTAAGTCACTCTGTACTCCGCGTGTTTATACCAAGTCTGAATCCACACTCCAGACTAACGATGGTTACATCGGTACAAACTCTCAGGAACGCTTTGGTACTATTATCGCTCACATCATGAAGGGCGTAAACGACATCCGTACTGCTACTCGTCGTGGTGCAGCTAACATCGGTGTTGTTTCTCCGGACGTTGCTACT